AATGAAAGAGGTGTCTACATAAAAAAGGATGGAACGATTGAACCTTTTGTAAGTGAAACAGAAAGAGAGAATATAGAAAGCGGAAGCTTACAAGGAGAGAATGTGGAACCAGAGAAATTAGAACCTAGTCCTGTACAAACAGCTTCTGTTGAAGAAGTAAAAAAACCAACAGGAATTGCAGCATTACAAGCTAAACGGCCTGAAGTAGCTTCACTAAGAAAAAGACATCTACCCCAGTTTAATAACATTGTAGCGGCTGGATTTTCCAAACAGGAAGCGGCTGATATGCTTGGTGTACCTTTAGCTGATATGCTTGATGCATCTTCAGATACTTTTATTACATAGGATAAATAATGGCAACTGAAAAAAACCCATATGATCGGATACCGGAAGAAGTACCTAATGTAGTTCCAATGGTTCCACCAGAAGAATCGGAACTTGATGCTACATTTGAAGTAGCGGATGATGGTGGAGTCATAGTAGACTTTGCCAGTGAAGATGTTACAATGAATCCTTCGGAAGATATAGCTGAATGGTATGAAGATTTATGTGATACACTGGAAGAAGAAGACCTCAGAGAAATCTCCTCAGATGTCATAGAGAATTATCAGGCAGACAAAGATTCCAGAGGAGAATGGGAGTCTATGTTTGAAAGAGGCTTTGACTTACTAGGACTTAAACTTGAGCCGGGATCAGAACCTTTTGAAGGAGCGTGTACAGCCGTACATCCACTCCTGATTGAATCGACAGTCAAGTTCCAATCCAAAGCTTCAGGAGAACTCTTCCCTAGCTCCGGTCCTGTCAAGGCTAACATACTAGGTAAGATAACTCCTGAGAAAGAAACACAGGCTAATCGTGTTCAGAACTTTATGAACTATCAGTTAACTGAACAGATGCCTGAATACTTTGATGAGTTTGAAAGGATGTTGTTCCATCTTCCCCTGATAGGATCAGCATTTAAAAAGATATATTATAGTTCAACACTTAAACGGCCTGTCTCCGAATTTATCCCCATTGATCAGTTCTATATTTCTTACTATGCAACTGATCTGAGGAATGCAGATCGGTATACACATGTAATTTACAGAAGTCCTGTAGAAATACAGAAGGATGTCTTGGCTGGTGTCTATAAAGAAGTAGATCTTCCTACTCCTAATCAAGCACCTTCTACATCTTTCACAGAAAGGATGGATACTATTCTTGGTATATCTCCTTCGGCAGATAAAGATCCTCAATATGTTTTACTGGAACAACACTGTTATCTTGATATAGAAGATAAAAAACAATCACTCCCTTATATCGTGACTGTAGAACAACAGTCCAGACAAGTACTCAGTATTCGTAGAAACTATGAACCAGACGATCCTAATATGGAAAAACGTAGTCACTTTGTACACTACAGGTTTGTACCCGGATTTGGTTTTTATGGATTGGGCTTGATACATTTCCTTGGTAATCTTACTATGAGTGCAACTGCTGCAATGAGATCCCTAATAGATGCAGGTCAGTTTGCCAATCTCCAAGGTGGTTTCAAGGCCAAGGGACTTAGGATAGTTGGTGACAACGAACCTATTTCCCCCGGTGAGTTCAAGGAGGTTGATGCAACTGGAATAGATCTATCAAAGGCTATTATTCCTCTACCCTATAAGGAGCCTTCCCAAACTCTATTTCAGATGTTGTCATTCGTAGCTGCTGCTGGTCAGAAGTTTGCGGATAGCACAGAGCAGGTTATCTCTGATGCTGCCTCCTATGGACCTGTTGGAACAACTATGGCTCTCCTTGAAGCCAGTAGTAAGTTCTTCACCGCCATCCATAAACGTCTTCATAAATCACAAAGAGATGAATTCAGGATACTGGCTAAGATAGATTATGATTATCTTCCAGAAGAATATCCTTATGATGTCCCATTTGAAGACCGTAGTATATTTAAAAAAGATTTCGATGGAAGAGTAGATATAGTTCCTGTCTCTGATCCTAATATCCCATCCAATGCCCATCGTATGATGCTGGCTAACATGGCTTTGCAGATGGCACAACAATCCCCTCCAGGTATGTTCAATATGGAAGCATTAAACAGAACTATTCTTAATGCTGCCAACATGCCTAACATGGAAGAAATACTCCCTCCCAAGATAGAACCTAAACCTATGGACCCTGTGTCGGATATCATGGCTGCTACCAAGGGAATACCTATAGCAGCCTTTCCGGGTCAGAACCATGATGCTCACATTCAGGTTAAGATGGCTTACCTGCAAGATCCTGCCAATGGAGCCAATCCTATCATGCAAAGGATAAGTCCTATTCTGGAAGCTAATATACAGGAACATTCAGTTATGAAATATCAGGAACAGATGAATGGAGTAGCACAAGGTATTCTTGAACAAGCAGGACCAGAACAGGCACAAAATCCTGCTGTAGTAGAAATGGCAATGGCACAAGCTTCTCAACAGGTAATGAATGCTAACCAAGCTATGGGCATGGCACAGTCTCCAGAACAACAACTGGTAGCTCTGGAACAGGCAAAGGTAGAATTAGAGAAACAGAAATTACAATCTGATACGGTTGTTCAGGCTGCTGAGATGGAACTTAAGAATAAGAAACTTGAGCTTGATGAAAATGAACAGATTATAGACATGCTTAAGACAGGTTCTACAGATAACTTCAAGAGAGAGAAAGCTCAACTTGACAGAGACTCTAAGAAAGAAATAAAAGAAATGACTATTGATGCGGAAGACAACAGAGTAAAAGAAAGAATCATGAAAGATATTCTGGCACAAAATAAAAAAGATGAAAAGGATCTGGATATGAAAGGTCTTGAAGCATTAGTTAAATTAGCAATTGAACAATCCAAGAAGGAGAGTAAGAATGACAATAAAAATTCCACAAATGAAGAAAGGTAAAGGTTATATTACCTATAAAAAAACCAAATCTGATAAACCAGTAACTTATGGAGATCCCTTCAAGGCTGAAGCAATGGGTCAATGGGAATCGACTGCTGCTCTGGATGAATGGGATTATGGTAAATGGGAGTTTCCAAATCCTGTAAAGGGTAAGAAAAACTAACCAATGGAAATTTGGGATGAAGTAGTTCAGGAGTTTAATGATGAAATTCAGAAACTCAGAATTACATTAGCCAGTGGATCTGCTGAAGATTATGCTCACTACAGACAACTTGTAGGATCAATACAAGGTCTGGAATGGGCCAGAAGCAATCTCACTGATATTATTAAAAAGCGAACTTACGCAGACGATGAGGAGTAAAATGCAACAAGTACAAATGGGTAAAGCCATCAAAAACGATTTATGGATTAGTGATCCAGAAGAAGTAGAAGATCCAGAAGTACTACCAGAACTACCGGGATTTCATGTCTTGGTACGTCCGGTATCTGTAAAGAGCCAGACAAAAGGCGGTATTCTTTTACCGGATTCAACCAAAGATGATATGTCTTATCTTACGACAGTAGGTAAGGTATTGGCTCTGGGAGATCTGGCTTATCTAGATAAAGATAAGTTTCCTGCTGGAGCATGGTGTCATGTAGGAGATCATGTATGCTATGGTAAACATGCAGGAACTAAACTCTTTTACAAGGGAGTCAGAATGATTTTACTATTTGATGATCAGATTAATATGAGAGTAGAAGATCCAAAAGATCTTGATCCAACATTTAATTTGGGAAATCGTTAATTATATGATATAATAAGGTATCGTTAAATCGTTGATTTCGTAAACAACGGAGGTAATAATGGAAAAGAAAGAAGAGTGGAACGAAATAGAAGTTCCGAATGAAGAGCAGAAAGAAGTAGAGTTTGAAATAGAAGAAGAAAAAGTAGAAACTAAACCAGAACCAGAACCGGAAACTCAGAAAGAAGAATCTCCAGAACTGGAAGGTATAGAAACAAAGGGTGCTGAAAAAAGAATAAGACAGCTTATCCGACAAAGAAAAGAACGTGATGAACAGATCACTGCTCTCATCCAAAAAAATGAGGTATTATCAGGTAGCCTCAGAACAAAAGATAATGAAGTAAATCAAGTTAATAAGTTAAGTCTTGATGCTTCTGAGAAACAATTAACTGATAAACTTGAGCTTGCCAGAACAGTTTATATGGAAGCTTTTGAAGAAGGAGAAAAAGAGAAGC